CATCCGTGCTACCGACAAGGCTGCGTTCTCAATGCTCGGTCTTGTAGGCGAGGGTTTCAGTATGCACCTCGGAGAACAGCTTAACTCTCAGTTAGAGGGTACAGGCTTTAACCTCACATGGGAAGGAACTCTTGAAAATGCTATCATGGCAGGTGTGATGAAAATATCCTCACCATCCCACTATAAGAACTTCAAGAGAAATGTCGCAAGCGTATTCCTCGCAGAGCCTAAGAACAATGCTATCCGCTTGTCTGAGGACGACAAGAGGGAACTCCTTTCTGCAACCAACTCTTCTTCTATGGAGGAGGTAATGACAAAGATATTCCCTTACGGAACAAAGGCAGAGGGCAATGCTACACCAGAACAGATTGCAGAGGCACAGAAGAACTACCTTGAGGTAATGAACCGCCTTTCATGGGATGCACAGAACAAGATAAGCGTAGCTCTCACAGGCTCGGTTTGTGCTGCCCGTCCAAGAACAGCACGTTTCGAGGCAGACGGAAATACTCTCTACGAGTATGCTAACGACGGCACTCTGCTTTCTACACATGAGTTCAAGAGCGAGGAGGATAAGAGTGCCTACATTACTCAGAAGAAGCTCCATCAGGAGAACGTGGACTTCTATGGCACATACGGAAAGGCATTCATTGTAGATAAGGATGCAACTATTGCCGCTATGATGGATGTTGCTAGGCTAAACGGTGTCGATGATGATTTTATCATCAAGGCAATGGAGAAAGAGCCTATCCGCAGAACGGAAGGAGAGCGTGAAATCCTACGACAGATAGAGGCACAGATACACGAGATAGCATTCCCACAGAACGAGGCTCACCCAGAGCAGTCCGCAATCGACGGAGAGAAAGCCGCACAGGATGCAGAGGTTACTAGTGACACTCCTAAGACGGAGGTAGTCAACAACACCAATGCGGAGGTTACTCAGGCAACTACCGAGTTTACAGAGGCATTGAAGGATGCGATATGGAAGGAAGACTACGAGGAGTTGAAGAGTCAGGGATTGTCCGATGCAGAGATATATCAGTACCTAACAGACTATTTCAACGAGTCAGAACTTGCACCTTTGGCTAAGTTCGTGAATGCTCAGGCAAAGCAGAACGGCTTTATGCAGGGTGTGGCTAACGAGATAGAGCAGAAGACATCTGAGCAGTCAAGCCTTGTGTCTGACGGCAAGGTGTCAATCAACGGACAGGAGAGAACTGACGGACAAGTAATATCCCTCGTTGATGCAGAAGGAAACACCGTGCGCCTTGTTAGCGGTGACTTGAAGGTGAACGAGGACGGAAGCATAGACATAGAGAACCCTATCATCGTAACTAACGACAAGGGCGAGAAGCGTCCTATCAACTCTGTTGACGGATGGAAGATACTCGGCTCAACGGATGCCACCGAATACGCTAACTATATCCGTGAACTTCTCGGACAGAAGGCTACTGCGGTCATCGACCCACAAGGTCAGTTTGCACCAAAGCCAGAAGCCGCTCCAAAGGAAGAAGCTGAGAACGGACTTGCAACGGAGGAGAAGCGGAATGAGAGCGAAGGTAAAGCGGAGGTGGAAGAACCAAAGCAAGAACCAACCGAAGAACCAACTCCTGTAGGTACAGGTGCTTTCGGTAACATCTACAACCAGTTCAAGGGTAAGGCAAAAGAGGCTATCGCGTTCCTTATGAAAGAAAAGAGCGGTGAGGCTATCGGTGCTTTACACCACAAGGATATTGGTGATATTGACTTGGTGTGGGGATATGAAGGTTCAGGACATAGTGACGGTTTTGGACTAGCAAAACTCGCAAAGTATCATCCAGAAGTATTAGAGAACCTTCAAGAGCTTTTGGACGATATGGTCGTTACAGAGAAAAATGAAAATCGAGTACAGCTTGAAAGTGCAACCCATCAGGCATCAGTACGATTGACGTGGGATAATAAGAAAAAGACTTGGTTGCTGACAGCCTTTGAAAAGAAAAACAGTGCCCTCGACAATACGACGGACACTGGCAAGACCTCGGAAGGAGGCAAGCGGAATGACACTGCTACTCCGCAAAGCACTGTTTCTTCTGAGGGCAAAGGTACGAACATTTCCGCAAATAACCAAGAAAATAATGTTAAATCTGCGGAAAAGCCTGAAAATAAGAACAAGAACGGCATACCTCTCGATGAAACAGGCGAGCCAAAGTATGTTGAGGACGGAGTAAAGCCAGTAGATGCAGTCAATGACATCTACAACGGCGGTGTACTCTCAAAGGAGGAGGCTGACGGCTTCGTGGACGAGAAGATAGAACTTGCCCAAAAGGCATACGACAAGGTTAGCAAGCCTATCACCCGAAAGAAGGGCGAGGGTATCAATGCCTATGCACAGCGTAAGGCTGAGCACGAGGCAGAGGTTAATGCTGCGAAGGAAATCCTCAATCGTTGGAAGGCTATCTATGACGAGGCTCATAAGTTCGATGCAAAGGAGGAAGAGGCAGAGGACGAAATGAAGACCGATGATATAGACATGACGGGATTGGAGAATGACCCACGATACTTCATCGCTTCCAATATGCTCAAGATTACTCCTGAGAGCTTCAATGAACAAGTAGGTCTCGGTGCTAGGGAGAAACGTGCTATGCCGGGCTTCCTCGCAAAGAAGGAGAACGGAGGTGTAAGTATCTTCACAGCTACAGACCATATCATGCAGTTCCTCAAGAGCGAGGGGTTGAATGTTGATGAAGACTTTGTAAAAAATACCATAATTGACATACTATCTCTCGGAGGTCCACGTTCTTATATAAAGAAGATGCGTGAGGAGTACCTTGCAGAAGCAGATAAAGAGGAGGCATACGAGCGTGCTAAGATGGATAAGGAGTACCTTGACAACTACGGCATGGAGTATGACGAATATCAGGACTATCTCGAATCACAGAGAAAGAGAATTAGCGAGACATATCGAGGTGTGGACGAAGATGCTTTGCTTGCCCTCCGTGCCGAGCATTGGCAGGAGTATGAAGAGATGGTAGCAAAGTACGAAGCCGACCTAAAAGAAATCGAAGAAACCTTAAACGGAGAAGAAAATGGACAAGAAACTAGAAGAACTGAAACAGGCGATGGAGTTCTGCATCAGGAAGAGACTCGTAACGAAGGACGAGTTGGCGAAACCTCTGACGAAAGAGGAGACGTTCAATCTGTACGTGGAGTGCAAGATAAGGATGGACTTGTACCTCAAGAAGCATCCGGAAGAAAAGAAGTAAAAGACCTTACCAAAGAGGAGGCAAAGGCAGAAACTCCAAAGAGTGAGAAGTCTCAGGCAGAGCAGGAGGGCGAGACACGTTTCTCAGAAGAGTTGGAAGATCCAACGGCACGCGACAAGGAGTATGCCGATGCTGTTGCAGCAGGCGACATGGAGAAGGTTGATGCTATGCTCCGTGAAGAAGCTGCAAGAAAAGGCTATACCGATAACAGCGACTATCAGGGAACAAGTGCTTTCAATGGTGCTGCACCTTCTGTTAATGGTTTCTACGAGACAAGGGAGGCACGTAAGAAGGCTTACGACAACGAAGAGTTTGAAGGTGACATCTCGCTAGGAGATATGCGCTCAGGTATCGACAAGCAGAACTTCTTGAGCAGAGTTTCAAGTGAAGGTAGGCTTGCCCGTAGAAGAAATGCCAATGGTGATGCGGCTCTTTTGGAGAGTACAGAATCATTGGAGAAAGCAATGACCGGGCGCAAGAAGACCATACGAATGTACAGAAGTGTTCCTGCCAATATCGAAGAAGACTCATTCCGCAATGGTGATTGGGTAACTCCGAGCAAGAAGTATGCAGAGGAAAACGCAGCAATTCACGGATGGGGTGAGGACTATCGTATCATTGAGAAGGAAGTGCCTATTGACGATGTATGGTGGGATGGAAACGACCTTAACGAGTGGGGCTATGATGATGGCAAGGGCTATGCGTATAAGAATACGGAGAACAATCGCAAGCTGTTGGAGCCTACATACGATGATAAGGGCAACTTAATTCCACTAAGCGAAAGGTTTAAGTCAGAGAACAGCGACATTCGTTTCAAGGAGGAATTAGAAAATGCCCCAACTGGAGAGGAACTTGTGTCTAAGGTTCTTGAGCCAAGTAGCAAAGAATTGGCTGAGTTCAAACCAACTCCGGAGGGAAGGGCAAGGAATACTATCTATAGCGATGGTGTACTTAAAAGTTTACGCGATAAGATTCAAAGCGTACAGAAGGAGTTCGGTAGGATAGGAAACGCTGCGGATGGTGCTTTCTATGGCGAGGACGGAGTGCGTGGTGTCGCTGACCCAGCAAAGGCAAAGGATATTGCGGACTTGATTATTCCTACTCTTGAAAAGTACAAGGAACACCTTGAAGGTCTCCAACGTCTTGAAAAAGCCAAGGGCTACAAGAAGGTCTTTGACGAAGCTATTGCCGATGTTGACAAGGCTATCAAGTGGTACACAGAGTTCGGAGAGGGTAAACATCAAAGACTCGGTGAGCATGACGAGGCAGGAATAAGATACGCAGAGGAGTTAAAGGAGGCAGAACGTCTCAGAATGAGTGATAGTCCTGAGAAATTCGCAGAACAGCAGCAGCGTGCCGTTGAGCAGAATGGCATTGTTATGCCCGGACTAAACGAAGCAGAAGTCAAGATTGTTGATGTTCCAAAGCATGATTTTGAAGGAACAGGAAAGGAGGTTTTGAAGTCAGCAGAGAAATGGGCAAAGGATAATATCGTCGGCACTCATACTGCAACAGACAGCGAGGGTAAAGAATTTGAATACACAATCGGAAATAAGTCGATAGAAAAATATGTTTCATCTTCTTCTTTGAAGAACAGCGACAATATCGGTGTTCATATTGCTGTATTGAAGAAACTTCCAGAGGTAATATCTAATAGTATTGAGGCAGAAGTGCATCCTGATTACACAAAGAATAATGAGGGTGAACGCAAAGTCGAAAATCCTATAAACGATCAGTCGTTAATACACCGCTTCTATGGTGCAGTTACGATTGACGGCAAAACTTATAGGGTGAAAACTACTATGAGGGAATACGCTGATAAGAATTGGCCTAATAAGGCGCACAGCTATGAAGTAACAAAAATAGAATTGATTGAAGCGCCTTCCACCAGTGGCACAGAAACCAGCGGTGAACCTGTGGCAATGACCTCAAACAATTCTATTTCTGGTGCAAAGTTACTAAAAGATGTTGAAAAAGAATACGATAAAGGCAAAAAACTGCTTGAACAGAGCAAATTAGCCGACAAATTGCAAAGCGAGGTTAGCAAATCCGAAGATAAGCAAGCCGTCCGCGAACAGATTGACACCGTATCTAAAGACCTCAACACACCTTGCGAAGTTCATAACGACATCTCTACCGTTAATAACGTAAAAGTTAGACAAGCACTCGAAAGCGGAAGAAAGGTGAAAGGTTGGTGGGACGAGAGTGGTGTTCACCTCTATATGCCTAACATTCACTCAAGGTATGATGCAGAGACAACCATCCTCCATGAGAGCGTAGGACATGACGGACTGCGTAAGGTAATGAACGGCAAGGACGGCAAGAGCCGCAACTACCAAAAGTTCCTTGATATGGTATGGGCAGACAAGGAGAACAAGGCATTACACGAGTTCGTGAAGAAGTACGCTCCTACAAATAATTGGAACTTACACGAGGCTGTTGACGAATGGCTCGCTAGGGAGGCAGAGAAGCCTATCTCTGACGAGAACTTCGGTATGTGGTCTAGGGTAAAGGCTATGTTCAACAACGTACTCCGTGCAATAGGCTTCAAGTCTGAGATGAACATCAATGATGTGCGCTATGCTATATGGCTGTCAAAGCGTATGAAGCAGAGTCCTAATGACCCTCTCATGAAGGCAAGGGCAGCAGCATTCCGTTGGGGCATGGAGCATAGCAACTACAGACCGGAGGTAAAGAACGGAAGATACGCTGTTTCCGAGAAGGGCGAGACACGTTTCTCCGCTCCGCTTACCCCTCTGCATACGGCTTGCGTGGACGAGTATGACAGACAATTACAGGAGACCTCATTCAAGTTCCATGAGGCATATGCTGATAATATGAACTCTCTGCGTATATTGCAGGAACTCATAAGCGGTAAGAACTACAACGACATCAAGGATGCGGAGAATGCCTATGTAGCCGAGAACCAAATGTCAAGTAAGTCTGAGGCTGCATGGAGCAAGTTTAAGGTGCAGAAGTATCAGCCTATAGAGCAGGCTGTCAACGACTGTGTAGGCTTGTTCGGTGGCAACCCTAACGAGACAATCGGAAAGATAGAGGACTATGGAAGAAAGAAGGTAGGTCTTGAGCGTAACCGCAAACTCCTTGTCCGTGATGCTATTGAGCAAATCACAGACGAGACGGCAAAGAAGCAGATGCTCCAAAAATGGGACATCGAGAGACATCGCCTATCTGATGCTTTGAAGAACAAGAATATAGACTATAGGCAATACCTCGACGGTCTTGACAACTTCATCCGTGGCTATATCGACAAGGACTACGACCCTAACAAGAATGATTACTCTGGTATTTCATCATTCGACCCTAAGCGCAAGAGGAACGGTAGAGAGGTGGAGTTCGACGAGAAGGCAATCATCGAAGATGTTATGGATACGGAGACCATGCTAGGCGATAAGGCTCAGAACTTCTGGAATGCAGTCAAGGAAGCAACCGACTATGCCGTTGACTACTCTTATGAGACAGGCATGATTGACTCAAAGAGCCGTGACAATATCAAGGATATGTTCGACTTCTATCTCCCATTGAGAGGCTTTAGCGAGGAGACAATGGAAGATGTGTACGACTATATCGGTGGTAACGGAAGTGGTGCTGACCTACCTATCAGAAAGGCTAAGGGTCGTCTGAGCGAGGCAGAGAGTCCACTTGCACATATCTCTAAGATGGCTATGACCGCTATTACTCAGGGCGAGAGGAACAAAGTAAAGCAGATGTTCTACCGCATGGTTGCCAACCACCCTAGCGATGCGGCTAAGGTAAGCGATTTGTGGGAGGTAAAGGTAATTGACCCTACGACTGGTGCAGAGACATGGGAGGTAAGGATGCCTGATATTCCTACGGATGCAACACCGAAGGAGATAGCAGACATCGTTGACACCTTTGTGGCTGACATGGAGAGTAAGCAGGCAAGTGGCTATGCAAGAAAGGTAATCGGCATGCCTAACTACGGCAAGATGTTCGAGAACAAGCAACATGCCTCACAGCATATTGTCAAGGCGAATATCAACGGCAAACCAAAGATGGTTTACGTCCTCGGTGATCCTAGGGCAGCGCAGGCACTCAACGGAGAAATCGTCAACAAGAATGACTCTAAGATAAGGAAGTGGTTGATTAACACAACAGCTTCACTTGCTACAAGCTACTCTCCTGAGTTCATCCTTTCAAACACCTCAAGAGATACTTTGTTTGCAAATGCCAATATCGCATCAAAGGAAAATGCAGCATACTATGCTAAGTTCACAAAGAATCAGGCTATTTGTATGGCTCGTCTTACAATGACAGGTGTAGGTGGTGATAAATGGCATGGCGAAAGTCTGTTTGAGAAATACTATCGCGGTCACATAAATACAAGCGACCCAACAGAAAAGATGTTTGCAGAGTTCATGGACGGCGGTGGTCGCACAGGCTTCGTTGCCATGAAGGATATTGCGACTCTCCAAAAGGACTTAAAGGCAAGTATCAAGGGCGAGAGAAAAAGAGACTACGCTAAGCGAATAGGAGCGGCATTGATTAATTTCGCCCCTAAAGCCGTAGAGCAGATGAACATGCGTGCGGAGCTTGTCAACCGCTTCGCTACTTACATGACATCAAGGCAGATGGGTAGGTCTATACAGCGTAGCGTTGCCGATGCAAAGGAGGTGTCTGTGAACTTCAACCGAAAGGGAGCAGGAAATGCAACTGGAGGTTTCATAGGATGGAGCGCAGGAGCATTACGAAACAACTTTATGTTCTTCAATGCTAGTATGCAGTCTGCGGAACTCCTCTATAGAAACATGGTTAAGGGCAAGGACACTGCTATCAAGACGATGTTGTATATGGGTGCTATCCCTGCTGCGGTAGGTACTGCGTTTGCCATGCTCCTTGCAGGTCAGGACGATGAAGAGTATTCAAATATACCTTCATGGGATAGAAGAAACAACATCTGTATTCCTATAAAGGACCTCGGTGGATATGCCAAGATACCTCTTCCTATCGAGCTTCGTGCATTCTGGGGCATGGGCGACGTTATCGCAAGTCTGACATACAAGAGACTACAGACAGAGGAAGACCCTGCCTTTGCAATGCTAGGACAGATAACGCAGATGTTCCCTGTTGACTTCCTTGAGGGAGGCGAGATGAATATGACCGAGATTTCTGGATATATTTCTTTTGCGCCAACCTATATGCAGCCATGGCTTCAGTATGCGTTCAACAAGAGCTGGACGGGCAAGCCTATCGAGAAGGACAACAAGTTCAATCCTGACGCTCCTCATTGGACGAGAGCCTACGACTCAACGAATGGTGTCCTCGTTGAAATCTGCAAGTTTGCGCACGACAAGTTCCGTAAGGGAAAAGAGGTTGCGCAGGAAACAGATACTACGGGTGACAGCTTCCTTATCGACCCTTCAATGTACGACCACTTGTTGAAGTCGTATTTCAGTGGTGCTTATTCTATGTTAGGCAAGACCATAAATACGGCAAGCAGGAAATTGAAGGGCGGTGATATTGATTGGAGTCACGCACCTATGGCTTCAAGAGTATGGGGTGGCTTCTCTGAACAAGAGGCTGATGCAACAACCAACGCTAAGTTCTGGTCTTATAAGCGAGAGTACGACAATGTAAGCAAGGAGTACTCCAACGAGGCAAACAAGACTAACCCTCTGGCTATAACCGAGCTTGACGAATCAGAACGAGGAAAGAGGTATCATATCTTCAAGGCGGCTGACAAGGAATTGAAGAAGTTGCAGAAGACTATCAAGAACTCCGACGATTCTGAAAAGATTAAGCAAGCGAAGAAAAGAGAGAACGAACTAAAGCGAGATTTGGTAGATGCACTAGATAACGTAGAGTAAACGAAAGCAGGGCAGTCCTCACGGATTGCCCTGTTCTCTTTTAATTGTGTGCAAATAAATAAAAACACAAATAAAAAACCTTTAACCTAATAATCTTTTATCTTACACTTATTTCCTTGTATTTCGAGATATAAACAAAAAACTTTAAGCATACATGTGCGGTCTGCCGAGCATCTGTTCCGCCTGAGCAACCGCTTGTTGGTTTGCACCCTGTACCTGACCTCCTTGTACTTGCATCTGCTGCTGTGCCATGCGGCTGCGGACAGACTGCAAGAGGTGGTCGGCAAACGGCATTTTGAGGTTTGAAAGCCATTCCTCTGCGTTGATTGCACCACTCTGGTAGAGCTGATTGAGAACTTCGTTTGACTCCTGTGCGAATGCTCCCGTTGCTCCGCCTTCCTTGATTGACACCTTGAACTTCACGTCCTCCGCAGCAAGTTTGTCGTAGTCAAGAACACTCATGTTGCCCTTCTCGAATACCTTGCGCTTGTCCTCGTAGAACTGCTGAATGAACTCCACCTTCTTCAATGCCATAGCCTCCGTGAATACAGAGAAGTCCTTTAGCACGGGGTAGAGCGATGTTGCAGAGTTCTGTGCCTCCATTGAGTAACGTGCTGCCGATGTTCCTGCCGATGGTGTCTTGCCTTGAAGCGCACCTGATACGTTGGATATGTCACGGATAAGGTTGAGCTGCATCTGCAATAGCTCAGTTGTACCGATACCCTGAACATTAGAAGTAAGTACGTCAGGTCGTGCGTGTGGATTCTTCTTGGAAACCTCGTAGAAAGTGATGTCGTCGAATGATGTCATGCTCTCTGCGAATGACTCCAAATCTCCGTCAGGCACATTGTCGATAGGTACGATGATATGACCTTTCGCTGCCGCCTTGATAGATAGGTCTTGAAGCATAACCAATCGGTTGATGTACCTCTGCTGGTCTATGATGTTGCTCATGAACGGATGGATTTCTCCGTTTGAGTAAGGGTACATCTTCAAGGTGAAAGGATGGTCGTGGTTAGAATATGGAGTTTCCCCCTCGCATAATACTGTTCCGTCGGGTGCGAGGAATGTGTAGTACCAGTATTCATCCACGATAGGCTGCATAGTGATATATGCACGTTCCTCCTCTGGGATTCCATACTGCTCGTACATCTGCTTCCTCTCTTGGTTCTTTCGCTTGTTCTCCTCGATAGTGACCTTATCGTCCATCTCACATCTGTAGAACGAAGAGCCTACGTTGTTGGCTATAGGGTCGAAGCATTGGTAACGCTGCTTGACCTCCTTAGTCCACACCTCTATGACACGCACCTTTCGTACATCTGATGCACAATAGAAAGACACGTTCTCTAACTTGTTAATATCGTTGTGGTAGAGACCGCTTGCCGTTGCGAAATCGTCAATGTGGTATATACTCTTTAGGTCAGCAACGGTAAGACCGAACTCTGGTGTGGCGAACTTGAAGTACAAGTCCTCTGGGGAAATATCATGAAGCACACCAACCATGTCAAGGTCATTGTGGCGAGGGTCTGAGCCAATTTCAAAGAAGGCATAGTTGACTGGTATCATCTCAGTCCACGCATCCCACTCGTCACTCTTTCCGTTGCCTGCACGATAGCACTCCCTTGTCATTACGAGTCCGTCCTGTAGGAAGTCACGGAAAAGATGGTTGCAGAAATCGTCCATCTGTGTGTTCTGCCAATTCGTCTGTAGGGTTGCCGACATCATATCGGACAACTCCTGCGAGTCACGTGTCCTCGCAAAGCATACCGGCTCTGTCTCCTGCTTGGCACGAACACCTACCACGGAGATAAGTATTGAGGACATGATGTTGTTTGTGAGCGGCACCTGTCCCTTACTCTGAATATACTCACGCTCAGTCATTGAGCGATGCTTGTATGTGGTGAGGTCGCCCCATTGGTCGCCGTTGCAGTAGCGACGGGTACGCTCTGCCACCTCACGCACTTTCCGAAGGTTCTCCCATGCCTGATTAGCACGCTGCAAGAGTATGTCATTATGGTTGCCCTCATACTTGCCCTTGCGCTGCCTAACCGAGTCGTACATGGCTCGCTTAGGCATTACCTTTGAGAGAGTTATAGGGATTACTTTACTCATTTCTATATAGAATTAATTGTAATTACGAGTACAAAAATAGCAAATAAGCATTCTATCTATCCTTCCATATCACCAATACAAATCTAGTACAATAATGTTTGCGTGCGTTGTGGTGACGTGGAATGTGGACTTTAGGGGAAAATTATGAAATTTGTAGCGTAAATTTACAATTTAATGAAATCGGAAAAGGTATGAAAAAGGAAAACCCAGAAGAGGCAGTAGCAATGAACGAGAGACCTAACCGCTCCCGTTACGCTGAAAGGTTCGCAAAGTCGCATCCTGACATCGACTTCGAGGATAAGGAGGCTCGCTACGGTGCCATGAATGAGGACCGAGACCTTCTTGATGCTTATGAGTCAAGCGGACGTGCGCTCGGTGAGACATTTGACAAGCACCCGTGGACTGGTTCCATGCTCATGGCTCTCAAGGAGAATGACGACCTCGACCCTATCACATGGATGGCAGAGAACGGCATTGACATTCAGCAGGCTCTTGAGGACGAGTCATACCGCAAGACTATCGCACAGAAGATTGCGGACTTTGAGCAGAAGCAGTTGGAGGGACAGAAGTCAGACGAGGAACGTGCAGCCAACTTGCAGGTTTCAGCCGACGCTCTCCGTGAACTCGGTCTGTCAGACGAGGAAAACCTGAAAATGTGGAATCATGTGTGGGAGAACATCATCGACCCTGCATTGCGTGGCGAGATTACAGCAGACACATGGCGACTGGTGCAGAAAGCACAGAACTACGATGCCGACATTGAGACAGCCCGTAACGAGGGTGCAATGAAGGCACGCAACGAGAAAATCCAGAACTCCTTGAAGAAGCCTACGGATGCGCTTCCTCCAGACCTTGCTAGTGGTGCACGTGCTACGGCAGCACCTAAGCCAAAGAAGGAGAAGAGTTTCGCAGAGTCATTCTTCGCAGGTGTAGAATAAGCTAACATGTCAAATCAAAACCATAGAATTGAATTTTATGAAAAAGTTTTTTAATCTTTTCGGAAAGAATCTGTCATTGGTGAACGTAATCATGTTCGCTTTGGCAGTTGTTAGCGGCGGCGCAACAATGGCTGTTGCTATCACAGACGAGGGTCCTGATGCAAAGGTGAGCAGTGCTTCCGGTCAGCCAGACGCAGGTACAGCACGCGACGATGAGGGACACGCTCAGTCAAACAGCAGTACACCTAACACCAATCTGTCTGCCGACCCAGCTTATCCGGGCGCAAATGACCGTCCAGCACCGGGCGGTAATGCTTTCGGTCAGGACTTGACAGGTACTCAGGCTTCTGCAACCCAGATTGTAAAGGGTGGTCTCGCAGAGGACGAGTGGGACAACGAGATTGTAAAGTTTCGTCCATGGAACACTCCGCTTCTGAGCCTTGTTCGTAAGGTGTCTAAGACCTACAAGACCGACGGCTATGTTCGCAAGCACATGCGTATCGGTGGTGAGACACTTGAGGCAAAGGTTCTCACAGCATTCGGTCACGGCGAGACAAACGGCGGCTCAAAGCCAACAAGCGTTACAATCCCTAAGTCAGCGGTTCAGGGTTCTCTCCGTCCTTTCTACAAGGGCAAGAAGATTTACTGTCTCGGTGTTGCGGGCTACAAGAAGGGTTCAGCAACAGTTCGTCAGGGTACTCTTACCCTTGTCGTTACCGACACAGACAAGAACTTCAACACAATCACCGTTGCTGCGCTCAATGGTCCAGCAGTAAACGCAGGCGAGGCTTATGTAACAGACGAGCTTGATTGCCGTTATGTTCCTTCTGTTGCAGTCGGTACTGTCCTCGCAGCAGGCACCGTTGCAATGTCTGAGTCACAGAAACTCGTTACTCCTGAGAACTATCAGCCACGCGAGTCTGAGGTTTACCTACAGAAGAAAGGCTTTAACATCGTCTTCACAGAGGAGTTCGAGAAGATTCAGAAGAAGCAGCCATTGAAGATTGCCGACATCAAGGCTGACACTCTCGTTAAGTACAACATCGGTGCAGAGCGTGACTACTGGCTCTCTTGTAAGGCACGTTGGAACACAACTAACGAGGACGGTTCTGTAGAGTACACATACTCAGCAGAGGGTATTCTCAATCAGCTTACCAACTCTATCGCTATTGACGGTGCGTTCACTCTCCCTCTCTTGACAGCTATCACAAAGCTCCAGTTCACAGAGTTCTCAGAGCATAACACAGCATACGCA